TAATGAAAATAATGAAAATAATGAAAATAATGAAAATAATGAAAATAATGAAAATAATGAAAATAATGAAAATAATGAAAATAATGAAAATAATGAAAAGATATAATGAAAAGATATAATGAAAATAATGAAAAGAGTGAAAATAATGAAAAGAGAATGTAATTAAATAATGAATAAATGAATACAATGAAAAAAAGATATTATATTGATAAATCATAAATACATTTACGAAAATCTTTCATATTTTGATCAGAAATTTGTTTGTTATTAGAAAAAGTGTTTTTAAGTTTATTTATTAAAAAGTAAATAGAATATACACCGCATTCAGAATTACCTGTTTGATGTTGTTTTGTATTTATGTATAATTTAAATTTATATGGATTATTATCATTCATTGTAATATTTGAATTTTTTCCATTTAATTTAATATTTTTATTATTAAAATTTTTATTATATAGAGATATAAATTTATAAATGTATTTATTAGGTTCTTTACCAAAACTGTCAAAATAAAACATTTCATATTTTTTATTATCTATATATAAACTTGTCCAATGAGATCCAGTATCATAAAATGTATCTAAATTAAAAATAATACCAACTAAAGGTGATGATAAAATTTTTTTAAAGTTTACAGGTATATATTTATAAAAATCTGATGGCATAGTTCCTAAATAATAAAAATCAAAATATTTTTTTTCATATTGTTTCATAACTTTATCAATATCTATTGTATTAAGCCAATAATCCCTATCAATATTACCATTGTAAAATTTAGGTTTAAATGTAAAATATTTTATTTTTTGTTTCAATTTTTTATCTGGTATATTATTTATGAATTTTAAATCAATCCAACAGGACTCATAATTACATAATGGTTTTAAAACATTGTATATAGAATACCATAATTCTTTTTTAGACATACCATCTTTTATTTTTATTTTATTATTTTGAACATTCTTTTCGAACTTTGGAATACATGCTATTTTATTACATAATGAATGTTTATTTATATATTTATTATATGTTTTTATGATAGATAATAATTCCTTTTTTTGAAAACATGTGTAATGATCAGACACATCTATATTTGGCGCACATATTGATAAACTCATGCTAAACACTTATAAAGATTATATTTATATTATATAATACAAATATAATTTATAAAGATTTATAAAGTTAAGATAAAATGAATGAATTATTTTTTAATGAATTATTTTTTAATATGAAATTTATTCATTGTTACAATTTTAGTATTAGGGCCTGGTAAAATACCCAGTGGATTTGTTGTGCTGTGATTTTCATACCATATAGATACATTACTTGTGACTAATCTAAAGAATTGTCTATATTGACCTTGTTTTAATGGAACAGATCTATGAGGTGTTCTATCTGTAATCCATATTAATTCATTTGCTGATGTTTTTATAATATTTCTTTCTTTTTCTATATCATATTTCATATGTTCAATACTACCTAAAGGTCCTATACAATTATCATCTATATAACAATTATATAATTCACAAGAATCATCAATTGATGACATCATAAATATACCACCTTCCATACCACCCCAATGTATAGGAAATATAACACTACCATTACCTAAATTTAATTGATCAAATGATTCAGTATGCCACCCAGGACGTCTTTGTGTTTTATCTTTTTCTATAAAACTTTCATGTATTGTTAAATATCCTATTTTACCTTTTTCATCAAATGTTCTTTCTATACATTCATTTATAATTTCAATATATTGTTTACAATTATGAGGTATTGAATCATTATTTCCCATGATAATAGGCATCATATTAATATTCAAACCGATAGGATCTGGTATTTTTCTTACATATCCTATTGATTCATAACATTTATCTATAACTCTAAATTTATCTTTAGAATTTAAAATATATTTATTACTTTCTAATATACATTTTTTCCATTTCTTAATAATATTAAAAATCATAATAACAACATCCCAATCTCTTTTTAATATTTTTAATGTACTATTATTATCATAGTAAATACCAATTATTAATTGTAAAATAATTGGATTCATTTAATAAATTGATAAAAGTAATTTACTATTTAAATATCAATTTATTTTTATTACACGTTAAATGATTAATTTACTTTGAAAGATCTAATATATCAGACTGAACCATTATATGAACTAATTCTTTAAAACTTGTTTTTGGTTCCCAATTTAATAATCTTTTCGCTTTGCTTGCATCACCTATTAAACATTCGATATCAATATCTCTAAAATATTTAGGATTTACTTGCACAAGTATATCACCTGTTTCTTTATTAACTCCTACTTCATTTACACCTTTCCCTTGCCATTCTATAATAATATTGATTTCTTTGAATGCTAATTCTACATATTCCCTTATTTCATGTGTTTCACCTGTTGCAAGTACATAATTATCAGGAATTTCTCTAATCATCATTTTATAAATACCATCTACATAATCTTTTGCATACCCCCAATCACGTCTTGCATTTAAATTACCTAATTGTAATGGTTTTACATTACCTTCATTGACATAGTAATTCGCAACATGACAAGAAATTTTCCTTGTAACAAAAGTTTTTCCTCTTCTTGGAGATTCATGATTGAATAATACACTTGATACAATAAACATATTATATGCATCTCTATACATATTACATGTTTCTTGTGCTGCTTTTTTAGCAATTCCATAAATAGATACAGGTACCATAGGTGAATCTTCATTTAATATATTACTACCATCTGTTGAATTACCATACATTTCACTTGTTGATGCATTATAAATCTTACAAGTTTTTTCTAAACCAAGTGATTTTACACTTGATAGAATATTTAATACACCTAATGTATTGACTTGAAATGTATAATTTTCAAGATCATGACTCACTTTTACATGACTCATAGCCGCCAAATTTACAATATAATTTGGTTTTACTTTTGAAATAATATTATTTATATTTAAAGCATCAGTTAAATCACCGTAATGTAAAGTTAATTTATTAAAAATATGATCAATATTAGATGTATTAAATGTAGAACTTCTTCTAATTATTCCATGAATATTATAATATCCTTTTTCCAAAAGATAATCGGCTATATAACTACCATCTTGACCCGTAATACCTGTCAATAACCATGTTTTATTTAATTCATTGTCACTTAATATTAAATTATTAACTGAATTGTCACTTAATAATAAATTACTAACTGAATTTTGAATTGTTTCTATACTGTTATTAGACATTGTTAATTTTATTTAAATTCTGTTTATAATATATTATCTGAACTTTGATATAAATTTAATTTACTTAATATTAATTATTGTTTTTAAATCAATTATTTTAACGAATTTTAAATTTATTTTTACATCATATGTTTTCCACAAACATTATGTCCATTACGTGCTTTGAAACTACATTGAAATCCATTTCTTTTTATAGCACTACACATATTAATACCATTTTCTTGTTTTATTTGTCTACGAAGTAATAAATTTTGTTGAGTTTCTTCCTGAGTACGTCTACGTTGTATTATCCTTTCACGCTGTTGTATTAACATTTCACGATGTTCTGCAAGTTGTTGGTCAACAAAATTATCAATTCTTACATTGTAATATTCATTTATATTGTTGTCATTCATTACAAAAAGATATCTATGTAGTCTACCTCTGTTATTATTTTGATTATTTTGATTATTTTGATTATTTTGATTATTTTGATTATTTTGATTATTTTGATTGTTTTGGTCGTTTTGATTTATTCTATTATCTCCATTATACAAAGGACACTTATTATGATCATTCCCGTTTCTATTAAAATGATCATATGAATGTATCCTTTTTTTACATATCCAACACCATAATTTTTTACATGTAGGGCATGTTAATTTATTACATCCATCATGCAATACCATAGGAACACAACAATAAATAATTGATGGATCTTTTTCATTATTATTATTATTATTATTAGTAACGACAGTACCTATACTTTTATATGTTTTCATGAGTTTTTCATCTTTATCAATACAATAAAACAAATCATCATCAGAATAATATCCATCACAAATAGATTGATCTATACATTTTAATTTGTTATTTTCACCTACTGCATTTTTTACACCAGCGAATATACAGTCTTTACATGTTAAATGTCCATGATTACATTTAATGTATTCATAGACATCATCGAAGCAACAATTACATTCATTAAATTCAATTAATTCAGTTGTAGTCATTGTTAAAGTTATTTATTATTACGAAATTTTAAAAAAAAATTCAATTTATTCATTATGATACTTTGCAACGTTTGTAAAAGAAATCATTTGAATTTAATTTATTTTAAATTGATCTAATATGATTTCTTTTTCTTGGTCTGAAAACTGATATTCTTTTTGTTTAACTTGATGTGTAATAAGATTATTTTTTTTTATATAATCCAAAAATGCATTTTCAGCATAATCTTTGCTTGTTTCAATTAAAGTTCTCCCAACAGCTGTTACAATAGATCCTAATTCTTTTAAAATCAAATTACCTTGACGTCTTCCCAGGAATCCATAACAACTATTTAAACTAATTTTTATACCTAATTGTGTCATATCCATAATATCAGCTAATAATTTATTACCTTCTTGTAATGCAATCGCCATTCTTTTTTTAACTTTTTTACGTTCACTATATAATTCTTCTAATAATGCAGGCAATACACCTTTATGTTTAATTGTACCGTCAGGTAATGTAGTAGGTTGAACAACTGTATAAGAATATTCAACATGTTTCTTTTGATATCTTTCATTTGCATCACGTGTTTTTTTTAATGGATCATGTATTCTACAAAAATAATGTCCATCTACATCAAAAAACGCAGGTTTTCCACAAACTTCATTCTTTTTTTTACCCGTTTTCATTATATTTTCACACGTATGATTCAATTTATAACTTACAGAATCTTCCCATGCTATTGTTTCATATTTTGTATCATCACATTTAGCAAATTTATCATCCATTAAAAAAGTACTATGACATAAATTCCTACTAATAATAATTGTTGGATATAATGACGCAAAATCTAGCACAGCCACATCGTGATTTGTAAATCCAATAACAGGTTCTAAAACACATGCACCAGTAAATGAGTCGTCGACAATATCGTTTATAGAATATAATTTATCAATTGATAATACTGAATTTTTATACATTCCCTTTAAATTATAATATATTTTGGTTATTTCTGAATTTACTAATGCTACAATATTATTCTCATCAATAACCTCAGATATTTTACAATTTAATATTACTGTGTTTTTATATGATTTTGACGCAGATTGTATTTGACCTTCTGGTGTAGTATTTATTGATATCTTTATATAATCACCAATTGTAATTGAATCTGGATCAACCTCATTTTTTAATTTTAATTGAACAGGATATGAATCTTCATTGAAATTAGTATTTGGTACCAAAAAATTCATTTGTCGAGCCTTACGCAAGATCTGAGAAAAAACTTTAATTGTCTGTCCACGTGTTACTAAAAATCCTATTGGAACAAATGTAACATTCGCAAGTTGCATTATTGTAATTAAAATTAATTGTTTATCGACTAATTTTTGTAATAAATGCGTATCCTGAATACAATATAATCCAATCATTTTTATCTTATCTGGATCACCATCTTTATAATATTCAAAAATTTCTTTAACACTTACATCATTCTTATATTCATTCAATATTTCACCAGCAATAAAATCTAATTTATAACTGGAATATTTCTTCATACCTCTTTTATAATGAATTAATAAATCATAATTTAATCTTCCAGGGATATAAACACGATTATATTCATTATCACCATATGCACTTGAACTAAATATTTCCTTTTTTTTTTCTGCATCAAATGAATGTAATCTACTTATTTTTGAAAATAAATAATCCGATATACCCAATAATTTACATCTTTCCACTAAATACACCCAGTCAAACGAATCACCATTATATGTATAAATAATATCTGGATCCATCTTACATATTATATCAATCCACCTTTTAATTAATTCCTTTTCCGTTGGAATATATTCAACAATAATATCTTCACCTGTTTCACTTATAATAGGACTACTTTTTTTTAATGTTAATAAATGTTTAACAAGTACTTTTTTATCATTAAAATATTGGAATGTTGTCGCCATCTGATAAATAACATTAGGGTATTGATTGTTATGTTTTTTATTTGGATCTGGAAAGTCACCATCAAAACTATATACTTCAATATCCCAACTTGCTTGTAAAAAATTAGCAATAGTTGTATTTTCTATAGGTATAATAGAATTTTTAATATCATTGTTTATTTGAATATTTAATTGTGTCTTCCCAATATTACCCTTTTGAATAAAATCAGATACTCTTACCCAATTTGCTGTTTGAATATTTTTTATATGACAAAATCTTAAAAAAGGTTCAAAATTACTTTCATATAATTTGTATTTCATAGGCTGAGTATTATATCCTTTAATTTCAAGAGGATTTTTAAAAATATATTTACTTCGATTCATAGTATACATGTTTTTAAATACTAATTTTATAAATTTGTATTCTGAATCATTTCTAAATCCATATAAATCTTTTTTATAAATAAATTTACATAAATCTTCTTTTATACAATTTTGATATTTATATAAACGCCCTTTTAAAAATTCTATAAATGTCGATACATTACCTTTACTATTTTTAGGAATTTTTACAAAATAAAACGGATAAAAATTAACAATTTTACACGAAATACTTAGTCCATTATTTGTTTTTCCGAAACAATATATATTATATTTTGTCTTATCAATGTCATTATCCGAATTATCAGAATTATCCTCATTTCCATCATCTTCAACTTCATCCTTAGCCCACCATTCTAATATTTGAAAATCAATTGATTTATCATTCGTTTTACCTATGTTTTTTTGATAATATTTTTCCATTGATTTACTTGATTTTTTATTTTTAAATCAATTTATTTATTAATTTATTTAATTTATTTATATTTTATAACTGAAAATAATAACTGTAAATAATAAATTTAGAAGAAACTATGTCCGATGATTTAATGGATCTAGAAAGAGAATTAGAAGAATATTTTTCAAATAATAGATCAGAAGAAGATTTGTCTGATGATTTAATGGATCTAGTAAATGATATAAATGAAAATTTGTCTGATGGTAGCTCCGATGTAGAAGATAGTATATCTGATGAAGAAGATGGTAGCTCTGAGGAAGAAGATTCTTACAATGAGACGAATGATACACGTTCAGATATTTTATATGATGGTAGTCTTATAAATGAAAATAATAATGAATACAATGAAAGTGAGGTTCCATGGGTAAGATCAAATTGTAATTCTGACGAGGATGTAATTAATTTGGAACCATATGAACAAAGATCTGTTGATAATCATGATTTATTTGTTATTAAAACCTTTAATGAAAGAACTGGTAGATTTGGTGATGCAAGTACGTGTTACTTGAAATCATCACTTATTTCTGAATTATTGAGTAATAGAGAGCAATATCCACCATCAATGATAAAATGTATTTATGATAAACCGGATGATGATAATGTTATAGAGTATGGTCAAGTATCATTAAAAAATGGTATGT